TAGCGTACTAAGATCGAATGATTGGCATAATATCAAGACAAGACTAACCGCAATGTAAACCACATAAAGGCGGCACACTGTGCCCGCTATATCTCTACGCATTTTCCCGTTAGGATCTAATGTTTTAATCATTAGCGTTTTAGCTTCGGCGCTTTCCATGTCAGTTTCTATCCACTCGGATGCGATATTCTCAACCGATTTAACTATCCCGCCCGTCAAAAACTTAAATGGATTAAACATTTCTACTCTCCTTCCACATTCTATACTCGCTATACGGATCAACAATAACGCCAATTATAGCAAGAAAGACCATAACTGTAATTATAATCTCTTGTGTCATATGAGATACCCTACAAAGCGTAGGGCGTGTCGCTTAAAATATGCTCCCCGACCGCTTCCTTGTAAACCTCCATTTTAGCGAACTCTAGCGCACCAATAACGTCAGATGCAGACATTCCACCACCCACCTCTGTTCGGTGACTCTCAACAACTTCCATTAATTCATTAACAAGATTTTCTCTCATCAATCTCAACGCCTCAAAACTATTCACGCATCACCCCCAACCAAATATTTGCTTGGATGTTATAATGATCTCGCCTGACTGACCTTCCATCGCAGCCATAAAATCATTCATAGCTCGCTTGCTGTTCGTTACTGCCCACTTCTTATCTACGCAGCCAAGCTCTAACCCAAAGCCAATGCAGCCTAGAATATCGTCGATGTTGTTCGCTATGTGCATTTTTATTAGCGACCGATCCGGCACATCCATTATCTCGTAAGCAGGGTAGCCGCCACGGTTATACATACCCAACTGCATGCGGTATGACCCTTCTGGAATGCATGATTCACGCGCTTTATTATCTAACCACGGTCTCTCTACGGTATAGCACTTAAAATCATCTACGGTTAAAACACCAAACGCGCCCATTGGGGAATATGCAAACCGCTCCAATATTACTTTTTTCATGTTTTAGCCTCTTTAATGTCAAACATTATGTAGTCAGCGCCCTTAATCGTCTTTTTCTTTTTCAGGCTGTACTCGCATATACGGCTATCGTTAAATCCGTATTTCTTTTGAAGTATATCAACAAATAGTTTTACTGGGTTATCCAAATCACTAGCTTTATTACTAAAACCAAACTCAATAGATACGTGTAAATCGCCATCAGGGATGTCTAGGTTTGGCAACATAAGCAGCACTGATTTTTCGTAAGCTTTATATTCGTCAGTCTTATAACGCCTACCCTTCCATGCCTTATTTACTGACAGCGGTTTTATTTTTAAGCCAATCATATTACCATCCCGCGAAATCATCTTTCATATCATCCCTTCACACTGCTCAAGCAGCTCATATTGCGTACCGTACTCTCGTTCAAACTCTGCCTTGTTGTCGTGTAGCGTAAACCACCGCTTTGGCTTACTGTTGTCTTTTAGTTGGTGGTGAGGGTAACACAGGGGTAATACTTTAAAATGCGCCCCTGCCTTTGTTCTGCCGTCAATATGATGGATTGACACCTCGTGATTCTCTACTCCATTATTTAAACAAACAATGCAGCCAATACCGGCGATTCTGTTTTGAAATTCAATCTCTTCTTTAGTTCGCGTTTTTCCTTTCATCAACCACCTCCCAGCTCCTTATCTCGTTATTGTATTTAATCCTGCAGCGTCTAACAGCAATCCGATCATGCGTAGGAATATCAACTATCACCCACTTTTTCGACATAGAGCGAACTTTGCCACTCCACGGTGCCGATAAGCTTAGTATTCTATCCCCTGCTTTAATTTTCAAGAAAAAATCATCTTTAAAAAAACGGTCGCAGAGCAAAGCATAATTAATTTTACCGCCAATGCCGTCCACCCCACATAGTTTGCTGGACCGGTTAAGCTGATATTAAAAATACCCATTTCGTGATATGTGGTTTTTTGCATTGAAGCCCAATACATTATCTTTTTGATCATTTAAACCTCGTTACTCAAAAATGGGTAGTCATTCTGCATGCACGTTAAATATTCTTTTTTCTCTTTCGCGCTCATTATTGATGTTACTGCGAAACGATCCATTACGATTAGCTTCTTTTCGTGCGGCAACTTATCTATCGATTGCTCGTAAACCCAATTTGTTGCAATATCACGCCGAAGAATAGGCACACCATAACCTAGCTTGCATTCTCGCTCTACATCCTTAGCGGTAACATCACCCCTAAAATCAGCTATATCTTTGTACCAAACCGATTTTAACGCGTTTTGCGGTAACGTTCTCTTGCCGCACTCAATCTTTATTCGCAGCCACTTATGCTCTACCCATGCCGCAGTAATATCAGCTATCGCGTTTTTTAAAGATAATGCGCTATTAACAATACTATACCTGCCTTCCATTAAGATACACCAGTCACAGTGCCAATTGCGTTCATAGATATAACGCCACGCTCATAAAGCACTCGCTGCATTTCAGTACACTTGGTTGGCGTTATTCTCAACCCCTTACATATCGAGGTTTTAGTTATAAGGCTACCACGCTTTAATGCTTTTTCTAAGTATGAGTGCATTCGCAAATATTCGCCCTCAAGCTTATCTATATCTGTTTTAATCGCTCCACCATTAGCGACAAAAGCATCAATCTTTTTTTGTAGCTCCCGGCTTTCTTTTTCTTTTTCTTTCTTGTGCGGCATTACCATTTTTATTATCCTCAATATACAGGAATCCTCGTTATCACGATATTTACTGATAACAGGGATTCCTTTGTTTTGTAGTGTTATGCTTCAATATCAGCCTTTACTCCAATCAGCACAATGCGAAATAGCTCAGGCTTATCGCGGTGCCAATTTGTAAGCGTGTTTAAACTAACGCCCGTGATCTGGCTTACTTGCGTAAGGCTTTTTAAGCCTACACTTTTGGCTTGTTGTGCTGGGGTCATTCACAGACCCGCCACATAAGACTCAATAAATATTTTTTTTGCATCATCAACATCGTAAACAGTAACATCAAAAGAACCATCTTCTTTTTTTGCGCTCATGTCGTGACCTTTCAATGTATTACAAGCCCAAGCAGTAGCGAAAGATTTGGCTGTTTCTTGTGTTGGGAATGTTAATGTCGCTTTCATTTTTTTTGCTCCGTTTGTGTAGTTGATGCAAGTAATTATACCCAACTATTTAAAGGATGCAAGCGTTATTTTAAACTATTTGTAAATAAAGCATAACAACCCAAGCCAGCCGGACGCTTGCAGCGCCGCTGCTCGCAAGGTTATATTCTATTAAATGAAACTATCCTAATTTTATCGCCAGCCCTGTGCTGCATTTTTTTATTGAAATACTCGCACGCATCTTCATAAACTATTTTTGGACTTGGAATCCAAGATGCATATGCAAGAGTTGCACTATCGTAACTGTAACTACCAGTCCCATCATTGTGTGGCTTTTCTACTGCAATAAAGTAGTGTCTTTTTATCATGTTTATTCCCTAAGAATATAACAACGTAATATAGTCACTACGCTGCGCTTCGTTCGGACTGGCAAAAAACGCCAGCCGCTAATTGTTTGGTTAGCTGTCAGTAATCTAAGCGTGTTCCGCATCTAGCACACTTGTGAATTGACCTTACAGTGCTATTCACCCCTCTTGATCCTTCTTTAAATGTTAATCCTGTCTTTTGCCCAACACAAACAGGAGAGTGGCCGATAAGTAGGCATGTGACTTTCGCCCCGTACTTATATAAAATATATGGAATAATAACGCCCAATAACATAAAAAATAAATATATGTAAAACAAACTCATTATTTCTCTCCGTAAAACAGCTAACAACGTAATTAATTTGAGCAACTCCGCGTTGCTACGCGGTTTTTGCATAGGTTATAAGGCTTTCATATCTTCGAGTATTTCTTCTACAACATCCCTATGGTGTTCGTCCATATCCGTGTAATGTGCAGGCATCTCTTGTCCTTCAACAGTGTCGCTGTGTCCACAGTTGTAGCCAATATTGTATATTCTTGTTATCTCCTCTATTGATAATTCCATGGCATTTTCTCTCTTTTCAGTTAAGCCCTTATAACAACCGCTTTCAAATCGACGGTCATTACTCAGTTTCTTTTTATTAGGCATACCGCCGCGCTTTAAAGCGACGATTGGGGTTTAGTTTCTTTTTTGGCTTTTTTCGCCGAACCAAGCTTTCGCCACTTTTTTAGTCTGCATCTAGGTGAGCAGACTTTCGCATCATTTCTCACCGGTTTAACTTCCCCGCAAACGGGGCATTTGATTAATTTACTCATTCTTTTATTGTAACGCATACCCGTTTCATGTCAAGCAAATAAAAACCAAAGGATCACTTATAGAGCTGATTAATATCAGACTTCACCATCTTTGCTTGCCGCCTCAGCATTCCGCAACACTCGTTTATTGATAGAGCTTCTTCATCGCTTAACAATACATTCATCAATTTTCGCTGTTCTTGCTTTAGCTCTTTACGCAAACGCCTTAACTCTTCCTGTAGCTCTTTCACGCCGCCACCCCCACAATAGGCATACACAGCCAAGGCTTCTTAGAAGCCACACCTATTATCTCGAATTTATTTGCCAGCGTTATTGATCCCGCTTGTTTTAACTGCTTTAACCGGTCAATTATTGTTTTTCTTTTTAAAGCCATGTTGCGAACCAGCCATTCGACAGTAGGGTATATCCCGTGTATACGAAAATAGCTTGTTATTTTTTCTAGTGTTACGTCTAGTGCGTTCATGTATTACCCCTTGTCATTAATTGTTTTAAGAATTATTCCTTGAGCATACCCAACCAATAAGCACATAAAGGAAAAAACAATTGCTTCGTAATATTCATGGTTGGCTAGCAAAGCTGACATATATATTAATAAAACCGCATCTACCCCGCTAAGCTTTTCACCCATAAAAAAATTTATAATTGATTTCATATCATCTACCTGTTGTTAGTTAGCCCATGATCTGGCCTCTGCTCACTTTGAGTGAACATTTCTGGGTCATTGAAGGTTTTGCGCATTTCTCGCCTAAACTTCCTATGCCCTTCTGAGTCTACACGCTGGCTTTCGCTTATTCTTGCCATCGCATTTTTTAGTAATTGATTGAAACTAACATAGCCATTATTCATAGTCTTACACCTTCATTTTGAGAAATAACACCATGAGCAGACTTAACAAATCGGTAGTTTGCCAACTGCTGCTCAAGCGCTAAAGTAAAGTTTTCACCATGCCTAAACTTACCGCTATACAGCTCGGTCAGCCCAGCATTAGCATTGTTAGGATCATCCTTTACCTTCGCTTCATCGTATAAAAATAAAACCAAATCACTATCCTGCTCAATCGCTCCAGACTCGCGCAAGTCTCTAAGGCATGGCCTTGGGTTGGCTCGCTTCTCATGATCCCTTGACAGCTGAGACAAGGCGATTACAGGTACATCTAAATCCATAGATAAACCTTTTAACTTTCTAGTTATGTTTGCCACCTCTCGCTCTCTTGACTGCCCGTCCGATCCGACCAGCTGTATATAATCAACGATAATCAAATCTAGCCCGTTGTTATTCTTCATTGATCTAGCATGGGCGCAAAGCTGATTTATGTGAATACCGTTATCAATAAACCGAATGCTTGAATCTCGAATGCTTTTAATCGTATTTTGCAAAATAGACCATTCACCCTCGTTCATATCTTTGTCGCGTATCTTGTTAAAGTTTATTCCTGAATGGTTGCTAGCCATTCGTCCCATTAGTTGAGCTGCTGGCATTTCTAGCGAGTAATAAGCTATATTGCTGTTTCTCAGGTTGTAAGCGATATTCAGCGCAAGGGTAGATTTACCTTGACCAGTTCCTGCGGCAATGACAATTAACCCACTAAACAAACCGCCTGTATGCTCATCAAAAAAACCGCTCTTTGTTTCTGAGTCTGTTCGCTTCATCCATTCTGCAAACTCTTTTGTTGCTTGATAGCTATCCTTGTCGTCAGTCTTTTGGGTTTTTGTAAGGTCGTTAACCAACTCTTGAGCTTTAGCCATTTTTTCTTGCGTGCTGTCGTCCTCTCCACCAAGAGCTATTATTTTTGATCCAGTATTAACAAGCCGTCTAAGGCTTGACTGATCAAGAACTATTCTTGAGTAAGCACTAACATTTGAAGAGCTTGGAACCCTGCATAACTCAGACAGTCCAAACATCCCGCCAACTATATCAAGATCATTTTTACTCAAAAGCTCCGATATACTTATTGGGTCAATAGGCATTTTGCTATCAATAGCTTTTTCAGCCGCCATGAAAACAATACGGCTTGTTTCGTCATAAAAGTCATCTGCGCATACATTTTGAGAAGCTTGGTTAAACGCCTTTTCTCCTGTAAGCATAATCGCGCCTACAACTGCTCTTTCTGCATCTAGTGAAAAAGTCTTCATTTCTTAGCATCCCATTTTTGTTGATTACGTAACCAGCCTCTAGCTGCCGCATTCCAGTCTTTCATCATATTTCCGTTAGATAGCTTCCATCCTTGTTGAGCGTAGTAGTCAATCATTGCTCTAGCAGTTGCTCCGTTATCTGCCGGCCAATTTAAAGAGATCAAAAACTCAGTTAATTGCTGTTCGGTAGGGGGGGAGAATTTTTTCTTCTTCTCCTTAGGAATAGGGATATTAGGAATCAGGGATAAGGAATCAGCACGATCACTAAGCGGCTCGCATTTATTTTTGTCGATACTATCAGGATTAATCGCGACTCCTTTTAAATCAATAGCTTGCGAGCACTCAAGGTCATACGCTGGAATCTCTGAGCCTTTCTTTCTCTCGTTAGGGTGTGGGTTTTGGTGCTTGGTAAATTTGTTGATATGTATGTATGAAACACCATCGACATTATAAGTCGTGATAAATCCAGATAAATCCAGATTAATCACGATTTCATCAATATCGCAGTCATCGTAAGGTAAAATCTGAGCTTTTATTTTCTTCGCCCTGTATTCAAGATCACCTTTGAAGTCTGCTATCGTCCACAATCCTATAAATAATAACCGACCGACAGGATCAATTTCAGCAAGGGAGTCATTTTCAAAAAAACTGTGTTTTATATTTCTAGCTCTTGGCATTTGTTTTCACCTCTTTCATGCGCTTTTTTAAGCTTCTCATAATCTCTACGGATTTTAGATACCTATCTACAACTCTGGAATCTAAACTAGATGAATCAATATCATCGAAAACCGATATGTACGCATAGTCATTAAATATAGTGAAATAATGGCAGCTATTGTTTATTAATGACTCAAATAAATGCTCTTCCAGGACTTCATCCGAACTCTGTACAAGTATATTTTCTATTGGCTTTAGCAATTTAATAGCATAAGCCTCATTGTTCAATAAAATGGCTTTTTGTGATTCGGTATCTCTTTCGTAAAAGTCTGCAAAGTCTGATTCTGTAGGAATGTGCAGCCTTATTTCATCGCACCCACAATACTTTCCAGTTAAGTGAGTTGAAATCCTGCTTGCTAAGTTTGAACTTTGTCCTACGTAATAGCATTGATTCTGCTTGTGTATTGAATACACGCCAGAAATTGCGCCTCCAGCTTTGGACATATGGTCACTAGAAAGGGAAAATGAATCTTTTAATCGAAAATAAAGAATCTTTGAGTCTTCTGGTTGATAAAATGTAGATAACATAAAAACACCTTAGGTTAGCCCTCCCAAGGTCGAATTGCCACGAAAAGCAAGAACCAAGGAGGTTAGGATTAAGGCAACAAGGGAGGGCTAACGTAAAATGTCCATCGCTGCTTTTCTTTTTGCTCTTTCGAGCCGCCAGTTTTCGACACTGGTATTACTTTCCGATACTTAAAACGCCTCGGATTACGGCGATGTGCTTATTATACTATAACTGTTTTTGTTGTAAAGCTATTTTCCAGTGGTACCAAAGCCGCCGTTACGATCCTGATCGTCCAGATCATCAGACAAAACAAGCTCATCGCTATAATGATCAACAATAACCATTTGAGCTATCCGGTCGCCTTTCGATACCTTGTAGGCCAAGCTACTAAGGTTAATCAGTAATACCTTAACCTCGCCCCGGTAGTCAGAGTCGATAACTCCAGCCAGCGTTGATATACCATATTTATAGGCCATACTGCTACGATCTTTAATGATCCCTACCTTACCCGCAGGTATTTCCCACGCGTAGCCTGTAGGCACTAAAACGCGCTGCATAGGGTTGATGGTAAAATCCTTGTCAGACTGTAAATCGTACCCAGCCGCGCCCGTTGTTTGTCTTGCCGGTATTGGTAAATCGCTTAATTTTTTAACTTGCATTGATGCTCTCCGTTTTTATTTTTCTGTTCAACTCGCCTAAGTACTTTAGGACCGGTACAGCTTTGTATTTTTCAGTGTTCAGCTTTAGCACGTTTTTATAGTTCGTTAGCTCGCACACTGCCTCGTTATCGCTTAATCTAACTATCACCCAACTCATGCTCACCCTCCATACCATCAGCCCATCCCCTAGCTATTAGGGCTGCACCAAGAATCTCTTTGCCGTGTTCAGCGAGCAGATAATCAAAGCCGCCGTAGTAGTCTAGGGCTGCCCCTATCGTTTCCATGTCGTCTGCTAACTGGCGCAGCGCTGTTATGAGTTCGGGTTTTGTTGACTGGTTATCTGTAGTCATTGTCTCACCTCAATTAACGCATTATTTGCAATATTCCACGTTGCGGAAAGTTTAGCGCCATCACCTGCAACTATTTCTTGATGCTGCTTGATGTTACTCAATGCCTTTTCCAGCTTTTCAATGTGATCTGCAATTTCTATAGCTACGTCGTTTTTTCTGGCTACGCATTCGTACAGCCATTGTAGTCGTCTACGATTCATCACTAACCTCTTTATGAATACTATCCGCATACGCCTGAATTTTAGCTTTCTCAGCCTTTCCGGATGATACTGGCACGAATACATTGCGAATCTCTTTAACGCCGTTAGCGGCTCTCTTGTCGCGTTCTCGCTGTGAAGTTTCTTTTGTTGTTAGTGGCATTCTATTTACACTCCATTACCCAGTCGACCGCCTGATCAACATCAGATGTATTAAATACGTTTTTATTATTTCCATCAGCTAACCACCTGTTTACTGATCCTGCCATTCTGTCGGTGAACAAAGAAGAATCGCCATTAGTAAGGTTTTCTATGACCATTTGACCAAACATTCTAGGGCTTATTTGTAGCTCAATTCTCATTTTGCATCTCTCTGTTTCTGTAGTTTATGCAAGCATTATACAGTCACGCGTGACTATTGCAAGCACTTTATCAAATTTTAAGCAAAAAAAAGCCCACCGAAGTGAGCTAAGGGCTATACAGCCGAGGGAATTATTTATTGTAGCATAACTATTGATTATCGGGCGTTACCCCTTGCAAACCTTTAGAGATTGCGTGTTAGATCAGAACGGGATGCCCGGGCTAGTCATCATCAAAATTATCTGGCCACGGAGCCGGTTGTCTTGCTGCACCCTGATTCGGTCGCGGCGCTTGATGCTGTGGTGGCATTGGCTGTTGAGGTGCTTGCTGTGGCGCATAAGACTGCCCGCCGCCAGACTGATCTCTGCCGCCTAGCATTTGCATTTCACCACCCACAATCTCGGTGGTGTAACGATCTTGTCCGCTTTGATCTTGCCATTTACGAGTACGCAATGAACCTTCAACGTAAACTTGTGAGCCTTTCTTTAAATACTCGCCAGCAATTTCAGCTAGCTTATTAAAGAATACGATATTTACCCATTCAGTTTTTTCTACCTTCTGCCCAGTGGTTTTGTCTTTGTAGTCTGCACCACAAGCAATGCTAATATTTGCGACCGCGCCTCCTGACGGCATGTATTTTATTTCAGGGTCTTTACCAAGACGGCCTATTCCCATCCATTTGTTTAAGTCTTTACTCATTTACTCTCTCCCAGCGCTATGCGCCATAGTTGATATACAGGAATCCATTGTTTTCGGTTATTTGCTGATAACAGGGATTCCCTTGTTTTATAGTGTTATGTGTACCTAGATTCTGCTATTTCACAGTGAATACCACATTCTATTTTAGGTTCATCTGCGAACCTGCCGCGCTTAGGGTCTAAGTCGTGGAGATAAAGAGGGCTGCTATCTTTTGGTTCTTTCAGTACCGTATATCCTTTTTCTTTCTCAAAATCAGCCATCTTTTTAAATTCTTCGGGAAAGTCTACGCGGATTTTATTCCAGTAACCCATACCGCCCTTTACGCATCCAACACAGTTATTATGCTCATAACCTAGTTTATACATTACTGGCAGCTCAATACCCGCATTCGCAACCATAGCCAAGCAGTTATCTTTTGTTATCTCTCCGTCAATTAAAACCCACTCACAATCTAAATCAGGATTGTTACGCTCAAAATCATCAGCGCGCTTTTTCTCCTCAAGAGTAAAACCAAAAACATGAGTATCACCTCCTCTCTGAAATTTTCCGCGTACTTGTTTTTTTAAGGCTCGGGTACAGGGGCTACCCGCTGGTGTTCGCATATAGTTTTTTTCAAAAACATTATAGATAGAGCCATCATAACCTTTGTGCATAAGTATTTTAATATCAACGCCAAACCAATCTTGGCACTCACTTAAAAACCTTTCATTGTCTTCATGCTCTTCTTTAATCTTGCAGTAAGCCACAACGACCTCATCGAACTGACTAACTAAATCTTCATCACTTAATGCCATCTTGCAAGCCACTGCACTCGCAGCACCACAACTAAACCATATAATTAATCTGCTCATAATATCCTCACTGTACGCATAACAACGTAATCGTGTCTGACGTTTTCCGCTGCGCTTCAAACGCAGCACATTAATAGGTTATGCGTTAACGCAGGCTGATTGCTCTATACATATTTTGGCCTCACTGCCCTCGTGAGAAAAAACAGCCTCTATGGGGTACCGCTTTTTTGATATTACATTTCCTTCGTTGTCTCGCTCAAAAAGGTAAACATATGCAGGCCTCTCAACCTCGTCAAATTCAATTAGCTTTTTAATTATTGTCGATATTTTCATAATATTTCACTCCGTACTGCGCATAACAATGCGCTATATTTGATGCTTGCTGCGCTGCGCACAACTAAGCTTTGGGTTATGTGTTGCTATTAATCTCAGGAATTGGCATCCAGTGAGTTACCTCGCCAAATGAAAAATACTGGTAGCTATTACTGTTGTGACAAATTCTACGCCAGGAACCATCAAACCATCCGTTCAGTATTTCAACCGGCCTGTCATCACCATCATGGCAGACAAATCTCAATACAACCTCTGTCCCATCTTTTGGCGCTGTCTCTATCGGCTGGAATCCACACATAACAACACGTTGAACTTCATTCGCTTCACTCATCGGACTCGCTCCTTCGTCGCTCTCCGGTTAACTATCGGTTATGTGTTTAAGTATGTATACCCAGCTTCACCGCAAACGGTATCTAAAGTTTTACCTACTACCATCTTCATCCACCCAAGGTCATCTGAGCTTATATCCCCATAAAGGTGTGACCATCCCCAGCGCATATTTAACTGGTGGAAATGTTTGCTTATATCCAAACAGTCACGACATATAAAATAGTCTACATTTACACCTCTTTCATCCTCTTTGTAAATAGCGCCTATTTTATTACTGCGCTTATTAAACTTACCGTTGCATTCTTTGCATTTACATTCTTTCATTGAGTTTACTCCAGTCAAAAACACATAACAAAACGTATAAACGGACACGTTACATATTCAATATAAATATGATCTTTCTCTCTAAAAAAGCAGCAAACCCTAGCAAGCTTTCCTTTTATCTTTACTATGCCATTAGGCATCTTTTCTATTGCGTCTATTTCGCAAATAGCTTGATCTTCACTTAATGGTTCGCCGTTAATGGCTTCTAAATAATCACTAAATAAATAAACTTTCATGCCTGTATCTCCCACAAGGATTTATAACAACCGCTTTCAAAGCGACGGTTATAGTTTAGTTTCTTTTTATGCGGCATACCTCCGCGCTTTAAAGCTATGTTATAAGCCAAAAGCCTCTGTTAATAGCTTTACCATATCAATAGCCGCTTCTTTACTTATGTCTATGCTTGTATCATTGTCAGAATAATAAGGATCGCTTGAGCGTTCTACGTAATCCAAAGAGATATCATCCTCAAATTTACCGCCGTAAACAGTCCTAACTAATTCGCACGACCCGCTTAATATAACTTTTGTTTCCTTCATTTTAGTGTCTCCTTTTGACTTATAACAACCCACTTAAATCGGATTGCATAACAGTTAGTCGCCCTCTTCCTGCTTGGAGTAGGCAACCGTTTAGTGCTAGGTTATGTGCTATAAACACTCGACAGTAATTCTAAATTCCGGCGTACCGTCTGCCTTGCTTATTTCAACTGGTTTGCCAAACTTCAAAGCGTGCTCAGCAACCGCAACTAAAGCTTCAACAGTTACATCCTTTTTATTCGCGCCCCAAGTTCTGCCGTCCTTTAAAACATTCCCAGCAAATATGGTTCCTGTCAGCGGACTTGTAGCTATATGTAAATCTTTAATCATAAAGTTCTCAATCAAATGTTTTAATAAATTAGTGAGTGCTATCTTTATACTGCAAAGCTTTCGCCAACCCTTTAGGGGTTTACACTCTACACAGTTCATTCAGCTATGCTCAGCCACGTTCACCGCACATAGTTAAAGATCACATAACAACCATTTTCTAGCAGACGGTTATAAAACTGCTTTCTTTTTAATTATCTCCAGCCGCAGCTAAAAATAAGGTTATGAAACCTTCAACCAAAGCCTATCAGCAACACTGTCAATGGGACTCCAATCGTCTATTGACTTATCCCAGCTAAAATTAACTATTAACCCTATACTGCTGTTTTTTACTTTAGCCAATACGTGAAAGGGCGATTTATCTTCCTGCTCACTCCACCATAAATACCATCCCGCCGAGACAGGTTTTTTATTACTTGATAAATGTTTCATAACAACGCACTCAAATTGATTGTCGTTCCGCTGGCGCTACACGCCAACAAGTTAGTAATAGGCTATAAAGCCTTAATGATACTAGCTTTAAACTTGGCAACAATCTCATCAACTGTAATGTCTCCATTTTCAATTGCGCTTTCAATTGCGCCATTTTCAAGGTCTTCATCTTCTTTTCTATCGCAATAAAGAAAACTACTCACCAAATCGTCTACAGTTATTAATACTTTTTTCTTAATATCCACTTTTAAATCCTCTTAGTTTTAACGGCTCTTATAACAACGTAATCTAATCGTTACGGCTTACGCTTTGCCTTGCGCTTGTCTTTTTCCATTGCGCTATAAAGGTCTTCCCTAGCTATAGCAGCCTTTGATTTCTTGGTTTCTTTTTTCTTTTTTTCGATCCATTCGTGATATTCATCTGAAACAGCAAATGGTGGAAACGTGTGAGGCATAGGTTTACTCCCGCTTAAGTAGACTTAACTTTAACACCAAACAATAAAAAAAACAATATTAATTTCATATTAAAAACATATTGACTAAGGCAGTCTAATCAACTACAGTTAGCGAACTAAAGCAAAAAAACACCGAGGAAATATTATGAGTTACGAGCCAGATTTTAAATCAATAACAATACCAGCAGACCTATATATAACAGACGTTAACTGCCTTTTTCAGTGGTCGGACGATAACTATCCAAAAGACGTTAAAGCGGTATGCGGCAACCCTGAGCAACTTATGGACTGGATAGCACACAACAACTACCACATTCAAAGCGTTGACCGTCAAGGTAACGGATTGTTTAATCTGCAAATACACGACTACAACGAAATCTGGAACGCTACTATATTGGTAGTTAACGAAGCCACGGAGATACGATAATGGCACTAGAAGCTATATCAACTACTTACCGATTTGCTTGTGACGAAGGCAAGAAACTTAACGCCGAGATAACAAAGAATATTTTGCAAGGCTGTAATCTATCGCTTGGTTTCGGATATCGTAGCGTTGAATTTACCGTCTCTGACGACAACGACAAAAGCAAGACTCAAGAAATACGGAGGGCACTATGGTACTCACAAAGAGGAATATAAAAATACTGGTGTGGGTTATCTCAGCGATAGCCTGCATTTCATTAATCCCTTACATGGCAGAAATGATATGACATGCGCAACAAAAACACACAAAACAGGCGATCCTATTATCGTAATAGAAAACGGCAGGCGCGTAATAGTAGATGCAGACGTAGCCAGCAATAAAGAAATACAAGATTATTGTATAGCAATGGAACTTAACGATCATTTACAACAAATAGCAGG